TTACAATTTGTGATATGGGTATATAATAAATGTAATGCTTAGTCAGCAGATTAAAAATTAACTTGTATGTTCTCTCATTTGCATCTTTGGTTTCTTACAAGTTTCCAAAGGTGCAGAGCAGAGAACAACATTATAAAAAGTAAATGAAATGGTTTAAATTTTTTGGCCAAGATTGGTTAACAGATACAAAAATTTTATCACTCTCTTTAGAGGATAAAATGTGTTATCTTACTATCTTGTGCCTTGTTTCTGCATCTGAAAATGGCTATATAAATAGCAGTGAAGAGGTTATTATTCATCTATCCAGATTGGATAGTAAATCAGTTGGTGTTCTCACAAGATTAAGTGATAACAAAATGATAACGTATGATAACGACGGAAGTTTCACAGTTAAGAATTTCATCAAAAGACAAGGTGAAAGCTTAACTGGATATGAAAGAGTTAAAAAATGGAGAGAAAGAAATGTAGAAGAAAGTAGAAATATGAATAGAATACAAAGATTAAAAAAATTTGGATTAGATTCATTTATTACTACTGAAGAATGGCAAAAAATATTAAAAAAATATAATTATCAATGTGTTTCTTGTAAAAGTGATGGTGGAAAATATCCACTTGAAGTTGACCATATTAAACCATTATCAAAAGGTGGTTTAGATAATATAAAAAATGTTCAACCTTTATGTAGGTCATGTAATGCATCTAAAAGTAATAGTGATGATAACGTTGGTGGTGGCGTTGATGATAACGCTAAATCAAATCAAATCAAATCAGAACAAATAATAAAGAATACAGATAAAACTTCTAAAGAAGTTGTTAAAATAATTGAATCAGATTCTAAAGAAATTCCTTTATTAATGAAAGAATTTGAATCTATTAATCCGGCTGTTAAAAGAATGTATAGTAATAAAACCCAGCGCCAAGCTTGTTCTGACCTTATTAAAACGTATACTTTTGATAAAGTTATTCAAGTTATTAAAGAGATACTTCCACAAATTAAAGGTCAACCTTTCTTTCCTGAAATATCTACTCCTTATGAACTTTTCAATAAATGGTCAAAACTTGAAAGTGCAATAATCCGTTATGGTAAAGAAAAAAATATTAAAAGTAAAGTAGCTTTCTAATTATGGAAAATTTAAAAATAAAAATTATAACAGGATTTAGAGATGACCAGTATTATGTAATTGATGGAAATGAAGCCCATAAAGCATATTATTTGTTTATGAATCCAGAAGAAAGAGGTGTATTTAAGAATGGTGTTGCTTTAATTGGTAAAAAAATTCAAGGTATAGAACCAGCTTGGAATGAAACAATGGGTTGGAATCCAACTCATAAACTAGATTTTAGTGATTGGAATGAAATAAATTCAAAAGGTTTTAAAACAAAAATGAAGGAATTACTTAAAGAAGCAAAGAGAGTTATGCCTTTAATTCAAAAAAGTCCAGCTTTGTTACAAATAGACCTATTTGAAATAGTAAAAGAACTTCCAGAACCAAAGTTTAATGACAATATTAAACAATTAGTAAATAAATTTAAAGTATAATATGAAACAACAAATAGAAAACATAATAAAGAAAAACATAGAAAGTAGTCTTGTTGGAGAACATTATTTAATTGACCCCTCTCTCATAGCTGATGAAGTATTAAAGGTTGTGGTGGAGAAGATAGAACATCATTTTTATGGAGCAAATAATCCAAAAGTTAGAGATATTTTACAATTACTAAGTGAACACCTCTCCCCTAATAAGGAGAATAAAAACAATGAAACAAATTAAATGCTCTAATTGTTATAGTGTTATAAAAATTCCAAAATATGAAGGAAAGTATATTGGATGGAAAGAATATAAAATTATATGCGGAAAATGTTATAGAAAATTAACTAAGTATGATAATCATTGGTTTAGTGGAGCTATTAATGCTGGTGGTCGTTTATTAATTAAGGAGAATAAAAACAATGAATAAAGATATAGAAAACATAATAAAGAAAAACTTGCCAGAGAAGAAAGGACACGACTCCATAGTTCAACTAGGGGTTTATGACCAAGCCACCACAGAGGGTAAATTACATTATCAAAACGAATACGGCAAACGTGATGGTTTCAACCAAGCCCTCTCTCAAATAAACACTGCTCTCATAACTGATGAAGTATTAAAGGTTGTGGTGGAGACTGGAGAAGAAGAAATAAAAAGAATAAACGATATAATACCTAAACAAAATGATTATGAGCAAGGGTATATCAGAGGGATTAAAGAATATATACAATTATTATCTACCATCTCCCCTAATAAGGAGAATAAAAACAATGGATGACGAAACAAATAAAACAAGTGGATTTAAACCAGAAAAAGTAGTTCATAAATATACACCTGAAGAATTTTGGAAAAGTATCTATTATGAATGTTGCGATGAAGATGGAGATTATGATGGTTTTCTGCATATTGTAAGTGCACTAAATGGTTCTCAAATAAAAATTCCAATTAAAGATATTATCAACGAAAGTGCAAGAAAGCAAAATGGCAAATAATTTATCAATTAAGGAGAATAAAAACAATGAATAAAGATATAGAAAACATAATAAAGAACCTACCAAAGTATAAAAATGGCTCAAAAGCTATACCTAAAGACGATATAGTTGTCCAGTATTCTGCTTTATCTCTCATAACTGATGAAGTAATAAAGAAGTTTATAGATTACCTAGAATTAAATCCCAACGAAGATGGTTCAACAAGTCCAAATATACCGCACTGGATAGAGAAAAAACAAAGTCAATTAAGAAAATTATTAAGTATCGTCTCCCCTAATAAGGAGAATAAAAAGTAATATAAGATTTTTATAAATAATTTAGAGAAATAGTTATGAAATGTAAAAGATGCAATAAACAATTTAAAAAAGGACAGTTAAAATTTAGGATTAGACATCCTATTAAAACAGAATTGCAAGACTTTTATTGTTATAAATGCTATATCAGAGTATATAAAAGAATTAGAAGAGTTATCAACACAAGTACAAGTGGATTAAGTGTTTACATTTAATTAAAATGGTCGTATAATTAAAACATATTATTAGTTAACATTAGAAAAATATGATACTAAAAAAGGGGCTCCTAACTGTGTTTTATAAAACTCTAACCAATAGCAAACCGGTTAAGTTTTCAATTGCTCGTGTTCGTGATGTTCTGATTAGAAAGGTTTTTGATGAATTACATGATTATGAAACTCATAGAAAAGATATTTATGAGGAATTTTGTAATAAAGATGAGAATGGAAAGCCAATCATAACTGATGGTTCTTATTCATTTTTGAAAGATAATGATAAAGATACAAAAGAAACGATTGAAAAGGTACAAAAAGAATTAGATATATTAAATAACGAAGAAGTTAAAATACCAGTAGCTAACCAACCTATTATAAAGGATTGTATTGAAAACACCGAATACAAACCTGAGGCCGGAGAGGTTGAATTGATAGAAATATTAATCTCAGCATTAGACCACAATGGAAAATCAAAATAAAGTAATAAACGAAATGCCAGAAACAAGAGCTTTAGATAAAGAAGAATTTGAAGCTTTTAGTAAAGATATGGACGCATTATTGTTAAAACATAACTGTGAAATTGGAGTAGTAAGTACCATTAAGATAATGAAAAGGATAGATAAGATACAAGAAGTTAAAGAAGAAGGTATCAAATCTCCATTTGTAGCTCAACCAAACAATGGAACAAACGAAAACAAAGCCTAATAAGATAAAGTTAACTAAGAAACAAAAAGGATTTGTTAAGGATTTGGCTATTACTGGTGATAGAAAAGAAGCTGTAATGAATAATTATGATACAACAAATGATAAATCTGCTCATAGTATAGCTTTGGAGTTATTGAATAAACCGGAAATTCAAGAAGCTGTTATAGAAGCAGAACAAACATTTAAGCAGATAATTGATAAGCATTTACCTGAAGAATTGGTTGTTAAAAAGCATTTAGAATTAATGAATGCAACAAGAATGGACCATATGGTATTTCCATTAGGACCAGAAGGGGAAGATGATGTCAATCTATCTGGTGCTATAGTAACTAAAAAACAAGAAGATGTTGATGATATGGGTGAAAGTGAAGTACCAGAAGAATTTAAAGAAAGAACAACTCTTACAGATAAAGAGATTATAGAAATGCTTAAAGAAGTTAATTGTATTGTTAGAAGAATAGTACATGGAAATACTGCGCGACATGTTTATTTTTGGGCAGCAGACAATATGGCTAGAGATAAAGCATTAGATAAAGCTTATAAGATAAGAGGTCGTTATGGAATAGAATCAAACCCAGCTAACACCCGGTCAAATGTTACATATAACTTTTTATTTTCTTCTGATACACAGAATAAGATAAAAGAGATTAATGAAGTTATTAAAGCTAAATTAATTAACAATGAACCTAATAACTAAAATTAAAAGATTATGGAAATTATCTGGTAAAGACCAACAATCTTTAGAAGACTTTATGAAGTTATCAGATAAAGAAATAATGGACCTTCCTGATGAAGATACAAAAGCTGTATTCATTTCAGAGGGTAGTGCTGAAGAATATAAAGATTATCAAAATGAGAAAAAAGGAATCAAAGGAATCTTTGGTTTGTAGAAATTATGATTAAACACATAGAAATAAAAACAATAGAAAAAGATGGTGTAAAAGTTAGTGTTAAAATAAACTATGATAAAAGTGAAATTTCACTTGTTGAAAAAAATGGTTATGGTGCTATGAGTGATTGGAAGGATAAACATTATATCTTTGCAAATCGTGGTTTAGGATACATGAGTAGTTGGATTAGTGTTGTTGATGCTGTTAAATTTGCTATTGATGAAGCTTCAAAGGAATTGTCTTTGTATGTTAAAGAGAAAGAAAAAGAAAATGAAGATGAGATAGCTGAAGTAATGGGTATTGTAACAGAAATGATTAAAGATAAATCAAAACCAATTAAAAATAAGTTTTGGAAGAAATAATATGAACTTAGACCATGTACCACACCCAAAGATTGAAGACCACCCATATATTCGGGCTTTATTTGCTAAAAAAGAAAAAAAAGTTAAGGATAGAAATTATCATCGCAACAGAATAAAAGAATTATCTGAACGTGATGAAGAAATTAATAAAGCTCACAATATGGTTCTTCAAAACTTTTGGTGTGATAAGTGTAAACAAGATTTTAAAGCAACAGCTGTTAAACAAGTCCAACAAGATTGGAATGCTGAACAACGAATTGCTTTTTATCGGACAAAGTGTTTCAATGGTCATTGGTGTATAAGATTGATAACAGATAAGTTTAAAGATGGCTTTAATGTTAAATCAAGACTATTAGCACTTGACCGTGGAAACCATTTCAACGACATAGTCCAGTCGTATGAAGAAAATTATAATTTACTATATGGCAAAAAATAAAAATGAACATATTAAATGGGTATATATTGGTAGAAAAACTACCTAAGAAAGAAGCTGAAGGTTTTGAGGTTGTTGAAACTCAAGATGATTTTATATACAAAGGAAAGGTAATTGAAATATCAAGACCAATGGTTAACTATACAACAGCAACTATTGACATACAAAACGATATTAAAATTGGTGATATTGTTATATTTGCAAAGTATTCACCAGATACACATGAGATTGATTTTGAAGGTCGTAAAGTTAAATTTGTCAAGGCAACTGATGTCTTAGCTGTAGAATAATATGACATTTATAACAATATTACTAATTCTCATTTTGATAACCTTGTGGTTTAAATAATATGGATAAAAATAAAGAAATAATAATTGGTCATGAAGGACGATTAAGAGTTAAGAAAGGTTTAGATGCTGCAGCTGATGCTGTTAAACCAACACTTGGACCAATTGGAATGTCTGCTATCATAGAATATCCTGGACTTGACCCAATTGAATGTGATGATGGTGTTACAATACTTAAAAACTTAAAATTCAAAGATGCTTATGAAAATATAGGTTTGGATAAACTTAGGAAAGCAGCACTTAGAACAAGTGCAGAAGGTGGTGACGGAACTGCAACCACAACTGTCATGACTCAAGCATTAGTTAATGAAGCTTTTAAAGAGATAGCAAATGATAGTTCAAAGATTAGAGAAGTAAAAGAAAGACTTGAGAAAGGACTTGCTGAAGTATTGGCTGAACTGTCAAAGATTAAAGAAGAAATAAAGATTGAGGACATTGAAAGAATAGCAAACATATCATCACTTGACCCAGAGATAGCAAAGATAATTGCAGAGATAATTCAAGAAGTTGGTGTCAATGGTGTTGTCACTGTTGAGAAAGGTGCACAACTTGGTTATTCAAAAGAAGTAGTTAAAGGAGCTAAATTTGATAGTGGCCTTATATCTCCATACTTTGTCAATAATCTTAAAGCAATGAGTACAGAACTTGTTGACCCTTATATTGTTTTGGTTGATAGAAAAATAAGTACAAATGAACAAGTGCTTGGTTTGTTGAACTCAATTGGAACTGGTAGTGATATTTTATTTATTGCAGATGCTATTGATTCTGTTGCCCTTGGAACATTAACCTATAATGCACAACACAAGATTGCTAATATTGCAGGTGTAGCAAATCCATATACTGGACAACGTGCTCGTGATTTCTTATTTGATATTGCTGCTTTAACTGGAGCAACTGTTATATCTGAAGAAATGGGTATGAAGCTATCAGAAGCAACAAAAGAGCTATGTGGCCGAGCTGAGAAAGCGGTTGTGACTCGTGATTCAACAATTATCATAGGAGGTATACCATCAGAACAGGCCCCAGAAGCCCTAGAATCACGCATATCAAATATTAAGGAACAAATTGAGCAAACTACTAGTGAATATGAAAAAAAGATGCTGGAGGAGCGTATGGCTCAATTAACTGGTGGTATTGGAGTTGTTAGAGTTGGAACTTATACAGATACTGACTTCAATGCAAAGAAATACAAGTTTGATAATGCTATCAATGCTTGCCTTGCTGCTTTACAAGAAGGTATATTGCCGGGTGGTGGTGCTGCATTGATGTCAATTATTGTTAAAGAAAAGATGTTTAGGACTGCAATTAAAGCACCATTTACTCAAATGGCTAAGAATGCAAATGTTGAAGGATTTGAATCAACCATGTTTGCAAGTGGAATGGGTATTAATTTTATTACAAAAGAAGCGGTTAATATGTTTAATGCAGGTATTATTGACCCATTTAAGGTTATAAGATTAGCTCTTGAAAGTGCTACACATATTGCATCTACATTGATTGATAAAGAGGTATTTATCACAACAATAGAAGATAAAAATGAGCAAAAATGATAAACAATATTATTCAATTCTTGAATGGATTACAAAAGAAGGTATCCTTAATGAGAAAGGAGAACCATTTAATTTTCACGATAGGCCTTTTCTCATTGATATACTTACTGACTTTTCTTCTTCCATTGTTTGTACTGCTTGCGCTCAGGTAGGTAAATCAATTAGCTTTATTCTAAAAGTCTTGTTTGTTATCAAATATTGGAGATTTAATGTCATTTATACATTTCCAACTGATTCAGACACAAGTGAGTTCGTTTCATCTAAACTTAATAAAATGATTCAGACCAATAAACATGAATTTGAAGGAATGGATACAGACAGTATTGAAAGAAAAGAAATTAATGACCGTTTCTTATTCTGTAAAGGAACAGTATCAAAGACAGCAGCTATTTCTACTACTGCTGATTTACTTGTCCATGATGAGGTGTCACGCTCTGACCAGAAAGCTTTGGAAACTTATAAATCAAGAACCAAAGCATCGCAGTATAAAGGACGATGGCTATTCTCAAACCCAGGTACAGAAAGAGATGAACTTGATATAGCATGGCAAAAATCAGACCAGAAAGAATGGACTATCACTTGTCCTTTATGTGACCATAAGCAATATTTAACATGGCCAGATAGTATTGATATTGAAAAGAAGTGTTATATATGCAAGGAGTGCAAGAAACCAATTAGTGATGATGTTAGACGTCATGGAGAATGGGTTGCTCAGATGCCGGGACGTAAAATATCTGGTTATCATATCTCACATTTGATGTGTGCATGGATAAGTGCTGAAGAAGTAATTGATGATTCACAAGGTGACCCAGCTTATTTTAATAACTTCGTACTTGGTAAATCATTTAGTCCTGGTGACCTTAGAATATCAAAGACAACCATACTTGACTTATGGACACCAAAAGATTTAAGAACTGAAAATGTTTATCTCGGTGTTGACGTTGGAAATATAAAACATTATGTTGTGCGCTCTGATAAAGGATTGCTAGCACTTGGAAGATTTACTAAACCACAAGATTTAGATGATTTGATTGCTTTTTGGAAACCAACATCAGGTGTAATAGATGCAATGCCAGATAATACACTCGCAAAGTATATTGTTGACAAGTATCCATTTATGCAAATGTCTTTCTTTCAAGAGAATGCAAATAATCCACAAACAATTGTATGGTGGGGTGATAAAGATAAAAAAGGTATTGTCTATTCGCACAGAGACAGAATAATGGACAAAATGTTTACTGATATGGTTGAAGCAAAGTATTTAATTGGAGTAGCAACAGATAAAGAATTTCAATTATATATAAAACATTATGAAACTTTAAGACGTGAGAAGGTAATAAACAACAAAGGCATTGAGAGATACATATGGGAATCAACAACTGGAGAAGACCATTATGTATTTGCAGATTTATATTCGTATATTGCAATGTTAGGAAGTGGTTCTGGTACTTTCTTTGGTGAAGTATCAAAAGAAGAAACACCAAGTGTGTTAGGTGCTGATAATATTTATGATGTAACTAATATGTGGCAACAAAACAATGAATAAAGAATCAACAACATGTGAACAACAAGAGCAAACTGTAATATATTTGACACCAATTGATGCAAATTTGTTTTTAGAATTTCAAAGACACTATGAAATTTTCAATCTTTTGATAGAAAAAAATGTATTTAATCAAAAAGGTGCTGCAATAACATTACACTTTGATAATCAAGGACTTATTAAGACAATTACAAGAGCTGATGTTCTTTATTTATCCGGTAAGGAATTTAACAATACAAATTAATTGTGTTGTAATGTTTTATTATATGTACTTTTGTTGTATTTTTTGATATGTGCAGTGTATAATATATATAGTTTAATAATTTAGCCCAAACTTATAAAAAAAAGAAGGCAAGTCCAAAGCGGATTTGTCTTTTTTTTAATAAAATATGAAAATTGATTTTGAAAAATTAGATGACACACAAAAAGCTAAACTAGTTGAAGCCAGATGGACTTCTTCCTCAGAAATATGGGACATTGTAGAAAAAGTTTATAAACAAAATGTAGCAATTTATTCCAATAAAGCAGATTGGTTAGATTCTATTCCTCAAAAAAGAAAAATATATACAGTTCAAGCAAACAGAATCTTTGTAAATATGGAATCTGTTATTAATGCTGTTATTGCAAACCCACCAGGTGTAAATATACTTCCATCTCGTGACGGACAAGTAGCACAAGACTTTGCAAGAAAACTTGAAAGCTTTTTTAGAAAGAAATATTTAGATTTGAATGTTAAAGAAACAATGCGAATGGGTTATCGCAATCTTTATTTTGGACGTTTGATGGTTATTAAACCATTTTGGAATACAATTATAAATGATTTTGATTTTAGAGTTGTTGACCCTCGTAATATTCGTTTTGGAAAGTATGCTAGAAAAGAACAAGATTCAGAATTTGCTATTGAAGAAATAGATGACAATCTTTGTGCACTTGTTGAAAGATTTCCGAAGAAGAAAACAGAGTTAATGAAGAAATATGGATTTGCTGATGATGAAGATGGTATAAATGAAATGTATATTAAAAATCCTGATGTTAAATACAAGGAAGCATGGATTGGTGATTATGTTATATTTAAACTTGCTGATATTGTTCTTGACTGTATAAAAAATCCTTATTGGGATTGGGACGGTATTTTAATTACTGAAGAAGAAGAAGAGCAGCTTGGTAAGTTAGAGGGTGAAGCTCGTCGTGATTCATTGCAGAAAATTAAAGTTGACCAAGATGCCAGAAAACAAAGCTAAAATCAAAATCATTTATAATTG